GGGGCGGTGAGAGGTGGAAAACGTGGATTTTTGGGTGATTGCGCCGCATTGGCGGCCAAAGCGAGGGGCGGGCCGGATTAAAACTCATCTTCTTCTGAATCTGGCAAAGCATCAAAGTTCCTTTTCACCTCAAGAGCAAAGACTGCTCTATCAAGCGTTGCCGCCATCTCACTAAAGATCCTTCCGATTTCGCGAAGATACTGCGGGGTGATATCTCTATGAACATTGCCCGCCATATTGAGACCATTGCGATGAACGCAATCGTGGCGCTTCTGCACAGAAGATAGGATGATTGCGCGATCGTCCGAATTTTGAGGAAGAATTGGCTTTCTAAATACAGCGCGGGAAATCCCATTGACTAGGACCAGATTATGGTATGACAGACCTTGGAGTGAGGCGCGTATCATCTCTTGTACGATCTCGGGTTTATCCAAGACGGTCTCAAGAGTGAGTTGCTTATCAATAAGACCAAGCTCTTTTACCTTTAAAAGCGCTCTTTGAACCGTAGTATCGACCAGTGCGGATCCAACGATAGCGTCAGAAAAATAAGCCTCGGCGATGGAATAAAGCGTGCCAAAAAGCATTCGGTTACGACTGCTCCACCCCTCTGGCTCGCTAATTGCATCAACGTTGTAGTGCCATTCCCGCATGGCTTCGACAAATATCCCATATGCGCCGGGCTCTGGCTCTGGCTCATCCCAGCCCTCCCAGGGATCTTCTACTTTCAAAGAAACTTCGGTGTCTGCTTCTCTATCTATGTGAGCGGAATAGCTGAAATCTCCCTTACTAATGATAACAACCCAATCGCATTCGCATTCATCATTGAGACACCTAACTTCCTCTGAAATATCATCGGCGGCGCCGTCACCTTTGAAACTTTCAGAGATAGTTTGACCGCATTCTGGGCACTCGAACGTTACTTCGAAGTCGATCTGCGACCATAATTCATACAAGTATTCCTTTACCGAGCCCATATACCTGCTCCTTGTGCCCTTGCCTCGAATGCCTGCATCGATTGTCTTCGATGTTTCTACTCACACATTATCTAATCGATTCTGCACGCAAATCTTGAATTCTATCCCTGCTTGCCCCACACTCCCCCTGCTCCCGAGCAATTATCCGGTCAGCTGGTCCCTGTGACCGCGAAGGAGTCCCGGCCTTCCGGGCGCGCCCTCTCCTTGAGTTTTTGCCGCGCTTCGGATAAGATCGTTCCGCGCTTGATGCCGATACGCGAGGTCGCCACAAGATGGCGTAGGGAGGTCGCGGCCCCTGCAAGCGTTCACTTCCGCAAAACTTCAAAATCACTGCGCATGCGTTCGGCCCATCGCGTCTTCCCGAAGCGGAAGAATGTCGTGAGTTTCAGAAACTCCCCCTCTGCCAGCACCTCGAACACTGCAACCCAAGGCAACGGATCGCGCGACAGGATCCGCAGATGGGTTGCGTCCTGCTTTTGCACGGTGCCCTGAGAGATCATTTCGGGGAGCGCCGCAAAGGCCTCGGCCGTCACTTCGGGGTGTTTTGCATGGAGCTTGCGCACCGTTCGCGCATCGAGCATCGCTATATCGCTCGCCGCCCCGATGGCCTTCGAGAACCCGTCCCCCAGCACCGCGACGGGAAGTCGCGCCTCATAGCCTTGCTCGAAAAAGCGCGAGAAGTGATAGCTCTGGAGGAAGTCACGCGTGGCGGTCTGCGCGGCAGCATGGTCCAGCAGGCCCACCTTCTCCGCCAGCACCGTCTCGATATTCTCGAGCCGCATCTTGCCCGGATTGCGCGCCCATGCGGGATCGATGCCTTCCGGCACAATCCGCACCGCGCCGGTGCGCGTGTTGGTCACGACGGTATCGCGCACCTTGGGCCGTGCGCTAATCCCGCGCCGCTCGGCCTCGCGTCTGGTGATCTGGCGCACCCAGCAATTGCAGCCCCAGCCGTTGCGCGGCATCCAGTCGTCCCAGAACGGATCGTCGACCGGCAGGATCAGCCCTTCTTTGTCGGCGTGATGCTTGCGGTGATGCTCGGAAGCCCCGAGGCGGTATTCCAGATAGGGCAGCATATCCTTAGTGCGCTGGATCCGCTCCCACTGCCCCGCCGCGCGGGCAGCGGCGAGATTGGCATTATAAATCGTCTTGAGGCGGCGCGGGCTGCCAAGCTGCGCCAGAACCACCTCGCCCGTCACCGGATCCACCATTTCCCGCTTGCCCCACCACTGCGCCAGCGCGGGGTTGGCGCGGAAATTCTTCTGGAACATAGCCAGCGGCAGGCCCTCGTCTATCGCCTTTTGCACCTCTGCTTTTATGGCCTCCAGCACATCGAGCTCCATCGCCTTAGCAACGGTATAGGCGACCGCGTGCTCCTCCGGCTCTACATCGGCAAAGCTGAAGGCGGGGCGGAGACCCTTGTTGCGCAGGAAGCGCGATGCCTCGGGCGGCGGGCCGGGCGCAAAGCTGTAGCCGGGGCGGTCAGGGTAATTAGCCATCCTGTGCGTCACCGATTGAACGCGCCTTGAACATGCTCTTCACCAGCGTATCCACCACCAGTGCGGTGGGCATCCGGTTGATCGTTTCCGGCAGCTTGGCGAGGATCTCCTCATAGCTCGCCGCCCCCTCGATCAGCGGCGCGACGGCGTCCAAAATCCCGTCCGCCACCTCCTGCCAATCGTCGGGATCCTCCTCGAGCATCGAATCCGTGCGGTTGAGCGCCAGCCCTGCCCCGCTGCGATTGGCCGCCTCGGGGTTTCCCCCCATCACCTTGCCGCAGACGATCTCATCTCCCGGCTCGGGATCGCTAAACCCCGCCGTGGCGCGCAGCTCGGAGGCCTTCAGCGTAACACCGCTGCGCATCGGCTTCACCGCATTGGTGATCTTCGCATTGGTGTCCTCCGGCTCGTCGACCTTGATCACCAGACGCGGATAGGACTTTTGCCCCTCGAAGTTCAGGTCAACAAACATCCGCACCAGATCGCGGTTGATCGAAGCCGTCACCGCCCGCGCATCCGAGGCGGCGATATCGTGGCGCACCTCATTATGCACATTCGCCTGCGCCATCGAGCTGCCGTTGTCGGACGTCATCGTCTGACCCAGAACCGCCTTCGAGACCTGCTCATCAATATAGCGCGCGAGATTCTCGAAGATCTTGTCGGAGTTCGCCGCCGGGCCATTCTCGAAGTCGATGCTCATGTTTTGCGGCAAGACCGCCGCCGCATCGGTGCCGATATTGGCCACCGCGCGGAACAGGGTTTGCACATCGGTCGGCGTGGCATCGGGGCCGTAACGCCCCAGCCGCAGCGGCAAGCCGTAGGTCTCGATGAAGGCCATCCAGTCTTTGAGCGTATAGGCTTTGCACATCCACGAGAACGCCACCAATCGCGCCAGCCCGCCGCGATAGACGAGGCCGGATTTGAGTTTGGCGCGGTGCTGGATGAACTTGAACGGGGTGAGTGGCACCCCGTTGACCGGATCCGCGTCATCCTTCAGGCGCAGCTCCACCCCCTTCTCGCGCTCAAACACAAACCAGCGCGGATCGCGGTACTCAAAGGCAGTCGGCCACCATTCTTTGGCGGAGCGCGCCCAATCCACCTCGACCACGGCAAAGCCTTTTCCGAGCGCGTCGAGTAGATCCTCGACCATATCGCCGAACCCGTCATGCTCGGCGATGCGGATCCGCACCTGCTCGGCGATCTCCTTATCCTTTGCGCTGTCAGAAGCGGGCGTGATCGTCGGCGCGATCCCCGAGATCACCCGTTTGCGGATCCCCAGCACCGATTGATAATGCGGATCGCGCTCCTCCATCTCCTCGGCCAAGGTCAGGAAGGCATCGAGATTGCCCTGATCGCATTCCGCCAAGATACGGGCCAAGCGCTTTGGCGTCAGGCCCGAGGCAATACTGCCCGCCCAGATCTGGCGAATGCCTGTCAGCCCCGGCTCCGCCTGCGGTTTGGTCAGCGAACCCACGTTCACAGGCCGCCCGTATTGATCCAGAATTGCCATCAGATCACCCCTTTCATCGCACCGAAGCCTGCGGTGGTGCGGATATCGCGGTCGGTGTCACGCGAGGCGCGCGGCACGGATTTATAGTCATATGGCTGGTACTCCGAGCCGCTGGCCGAGACCGCCAAGGCCCCCGCCCAGAACCGGTCCGCGTGGCCATCGGTGTCGCCATCCGCGACCAGCCGCCGGATCCCCGTCAGCCCCGTCTGGCTTTTGATCGCGTGAAGATCGGCGCGCAGCACCACATCCCCCGCAGGGATCCGCGCGCGGCGATCCTCCATCGACTGTTTGAGATCGGTCGCCAGCGCCAGTTTCGAGGTGGTAGAGAACAACACCCCGTCCACGCGGCTCTCGCCATGGCGGCGCTTGGCATCCTCGACGGGCTTCTCGCCCATCCCCGTCTGGTCCATCGCGCAGCGCGCCACGCGGTAGCGCTCAAACACCTCTGCCAAGAGCTGATCTTGCTCGAAGAAGGTCGCGCGGCGGCGGGTGATGATTTCGCGGGTCCAGAGCACATCGCCCACCGCCTCCATCACCCAGATGACAAAGAGGTCATTGCGCGCGGCGATATCGACGCCGACAAAGCACGGGCCGCCGCGATAGAGGCCCGGCATGCCAGCGGCGGGATGCTCGCAGGTCGCGATCAGATCATATGGCAGCCAAGCCGACGCCTCATCGAGCCATTGCAGCTCGTATTCCTGTTTCCACGCGTCCTCATCCGCCATGCCCTTGCGCAGCATGGTGACATCGCGGTCCAGCCCTTGGCGCACCGCCTCATAGATATCGACATGATGGCGCGACCAGACCGTGTCCTCCGCCGTCATCAGCTCGTAAAACTTGTTGCCCTTGCCGTTGGGCGTCGAGATCACCCGCAGCCGCAGCCCGGTCTTCGAGATGACGGGGAACAGCGCCGCCCAGATCTCGCGGGATTTGGCGTGGAAGGCGAACTCGTCGAGGATCACATTCGCCGAGAAACCCCGCGCGGTGTCGGGGTTGGCGGGAAGTGCCGTGATCCGCGAGCCGTTCGGGAAGGCCACCTCCAGCGATTTATAGACCGCATCCGGCCCCTTCTCTTGCGGGGCGCGGAATTCCCCCTCCTCAAAGCGCGGCTCGCCGCCCTTCACCAGCGTGTTATAGACCTCGTAATAGGCGCGGGTGAACGGCTTGATCACCTCGGTCATCATCTCGGCCGCCTGCCGCTCGCCGCGCGACAAGATCACCCAGCGCGCGCGGCGATCCTCTTTCCACGCGGTGAAGCAATCATCCACGCATTCGCCGCCCGTCGAGAAGGTCTTGCCCGTCTGGCGCGAGAACATGCCGATCTTGAAGCGGCTGGCATCCGCAATCCACGCCTTTTGATAGGGCAGGAATTGGACGACAGGAGATGAGGTGAGCGTCATCATTTCTTCGGAGAGGCGTCAGGGCAATTGGCGGGCCGCTTTGAGGGATCAAGCCGAGGCGGGCGAGAACTTCCGCCTCCGTAGCTGGATCTCGGCGCAGACCCACCACGCGGTGCGCTCAAAATGAGGCCAATCAAAAGGCCCAAGAGAAAGTTACCCATTATGCAAACCCCATGATTGCGCGCGCTTTGGCGGCGGCTTCGGCATCGATGTCGCCCTTGCCCACCGCCGCGTCGAGCTTGGCGGATTGCGCGCGGCGATCCTCGGCCACGAGCTTCTCGCGCAGATCGGTCGAGCGGATCAGGTTGTTGAGCGCGGTGGTCAGATCCTTCATCCCCTTCGGATCGGGGAGATTATCGGGATCCGACATCATCATCTGTAACCGCCACTGGATCGTGGTCAGCTGCTGGAACAGCGCCGAGGTGACATCGACCTCGGATTTCACGCCTGCCTCTTGCAAGAAGGCGCGGATCTCCTCCTGAGCGGCGCGTTGGGTCTCGGCATAGGCTTTAAAATCTTGTCCAAAAGCGTGCAGCGCCGATTTGCCGATGCGCAGCTCGAGGCCCGCCTCCTCCAGCTTGAAATTCAACTCCTCGGCGAGGGCGACGTAATCGCCAAAGCCGCGCGCGATCAGCGCCTCGCGCAGCCAGTCGCGCAGCTCATGGGGCAGCAGGTCAACTTTCCGGGGCGGCGGCATGGCTTACGCTTTCGGGCTGGGGCGTTGGATCTCGGGATGGGTGGCCACGCCGCGCGCGATATCGACGCCGCGCGCGGTCGCGGTGACGACGAGGAAGTCCGCCTCGGCGTTATAGGAGACGAACCCCTGCTCCCTGAGCCACGCCAGTTCGGTGATCACCTGATCGCGCGAGCTGGGCAGGCCAAGCCCGCGCAGCACGTCCTGCAAGATCGCGGCA